CGCCAATAAAGTCTCCCGGCGACTTTCCATCATAAGGCGTGTTGTTTGCGCCTTTGTAGACAGCATTTTTCCCGGCCCCGCGGCCAAATATACCCCGCCAGTCGGCGACCCTCATATATTCGCCATTGACGTTGCGGGTACCGTCAGCATTGCACCGGTACCAGAACGGCGCGGTGGCATTGTCAGCAGCCCCTACCCACATAAAGTCGCACAAATCTTGGTAGTCGGAGATTTTAATAATCTGGTAATTCAGCTCCAACAGGCGCCATTTAAGCAACCACAAATTGGTCGGCTTGAAAAGCAGTTCGACTTTTTGGCCGACAATGCGGTTTTTTTGTGACCTATCTAATATATAGTCAGCAAATTTATCCACCGTAACCTTACGGGTGTCACCGTCGCGCTGTTGGGCAACATTAAACACATGCGGCTGATAAATCGGGAAATAATCATCGTCCGAAAGCGGAACCGCATCCTTAAAGCTTCTGATAATTGTTTTGCTATCCATGAAATTCTCCTTAAATTAAGCAAGCGCTATATAATCACCGTCATCGGTGACAACATAGTCGCCGTCATCTGTTGCCCAGAGTAAGCTGGGTATTGGTCCAATATTGGTTTCTATCAGCCTTATAAGTTCAACTACTTGATTCTGTAAATCAGCAAATCTCTGTTGACAGGCCTGCGCTTCAGCGGCAATCGCCACATTCCGCGCCCGTGTTTCGGCGGTAATCGCTTGCGAGAGATTATTGTCCGCATTTTCTCGGGATCTGGCTTCGGCGTTGATGTTGTTTTGCAGGGTGGTATCGGCCGCTTGCCGGGCTTGCGCTTCAGCGGCAATGTCAATATGCGCCTGGGAAATGCCATCCTCCATGTGGTTCATGGTTTCAGGGGTAAAGAGTGTTCCCGGCACGGTTATCGAGTCAGGGGCGTTGATCAGTACAACCGAGTTCGCCGTTTCTTCGGACTTGAGGTATTTATTGGGATTGATAGCTTGCCGGGCTTTCCAATCGGTTTTGACGTACGCCATGGGTGCAGTATATCACCGCCCTCTTGCACACAGCCGTACCGGGGATTATACTGGAGTTGATGAAAAAGATTATTATTACCGTACTGACAGCGGCGTTTTTAGTTTTTGCGTGCGATAATGGGGGTGTGGAAAATAAAAATCCATTAATAGGTACATGGGAAGACTCCGGAACTGACAATGACGGAGATAGCTGGAAAGATCAAATTATTTTCACAGAAAATGAAGTAACAAAAACATTTGATGGTTTTGAGTTAATACATACTTACGGACATACATCTAAAAATCCAATCAATATAACTGATTCTGGCACCTATTATTGTACCGATTCAACAATACATTTTTATTGGACAGCTTCTAATGCTGATTATTCAGCATTGTTACCTATTGAAAATACTGCTGAATATGCAATTAATAAGAATGAATTAACACTTACTTTTCCCGGCAGACCAACATGGACTTATAAAAAAGTAAAATAAACTATCCGGTACTAATCATTAAATGATTGTTTTCCCTATACAAAACCCCCGCTATTCTAGGGTTTTCGTTTAATATGTCAGTTATTGCTACAGTCCAGCCTTGTGTTTTATATCTGAATGACAAATCAAAAGCTATCTGCGCCGGTGGTGGGTTTGTCTGTATTAACCCTGAATTAGTTCCATCAGCAAAATATAATGTTATACCATTGTTAGGACCAGCTACGCCCACCCTGCCTTGATCATGGGCGGTTATACGTGTAATAGACTTTAATCCATACGTCCCCTCTACTGATTTGTCTACCCCTTCTGGATAAGTACCAGCACTTTTTCCCCAAAATGCAAATATACTAAGGAGTATGTCTATCGCGGATGTACCAGCAGCATAATATTGCTGTGCCGAGAAAACCGGTTGCGTATTCGCGTTAAGCGGCCCCGCTGTTAGTTCACCGATAAAATACCCTTCATTGGCTTCAATACGCCCCCTGATGGTTGCTTTATTAAAGATAACCTTACCATTAGCCCATATAATAAAATCCCTTTCCCCATTAGTTGAAGTTTCGCTTTGAATTAACCCTCCTCTTTTCAGGGTAATTACCTGCGACTGCAACTCCTCAATAAATGCCTGTTGCGCAATCAATATCCGCGCAAAAAGCGCGCCGAACCAGCCCATGTCCTTGGTGAGTTCCGGCACTTCCAGGCCATCTTTGAAACAGGCAATATATAAGGCCGTATTGCTTTCGGGTTCACGGTATACCCAGGTGGTTCCGGTCCATTGGTACACCCTGCCGGCCTGCCAGGTATGAGCGCCAACCGTACCACTTGCGATTGCCAGCACATAGTGTCCCTGAAGAGCGCGGACAAGGCCGGTTACCGGCCCTTTAATAATTGTCACATCCGGGCCGATGGGCAGGGTGGCAATCGTTCCCAGATAACGATCTTCGCCAACCCGCTTCTTTACATGGATAAACAGCAGCGCGGTGTACACATCGCCCTGATACTCCGCCCGCACGGTAACGCTGTGTTCGTCATCCAGGGCGGCATCCGCAGCGACAGTGATAACGCCGGCTTTATTGATCGTTACCCCCTGCGGCGCATCAACCAGCGAAAATACAATATTCTGTTCCGATTCCACCGGAAAAAAATCACCAAGCATAGGGTCAAACATAGGGTCAAAAATATTTAAGCCGCCGCCCGGATAGCGCGGTATGCCGTCCACCGCGGGGATCTTATAACTCCATTTGAACAGTTCCGCATAGATGGCGGAGGGCAGGAGGCCTGCGAGGATATTGCCGCTGCTGTCACAATCAAGGATTACGCTTTGCGGCGAAAGGGTCAGGTAAACCGGGACAACGTCGCCGCCGGAGCGTTCGCCTTTGATTCTGACCAGCGGCCCCCATTCGCCGGAGTCGACGGTTTCGGCGGTTTTGGAGGATTGCCAAAACGCCTGGGATGTATGGGCATAATGCCAGCCTCCGCTCTGACCATCACCCTGCGGCCGCGGCGGTTCCATCTCGCTGTCGTGGTAGATGACAAACAGCCGCCAGCGGGCCGGTCCGACAACGCCGGATTCTATCGCGCCGGAAACGGGGGTAATTTTATTTTCAAATTCGGGAAGGGTAAAATCAGGATCGTCTACCTTAAAAATAGCGGGACTGTATTCGACACAGGTGAGAACGGCGGAGAGGTCGGCTTGGGGTTGGATGTCGGTGATGATAAGATCAACAACCTCTTGCCCGCGGATACCGAACGCGTAGATGTCGCCGGCGGCGGGCGCGCCGTCCGCCGCAAACGGTTCGGTAAAATAAATCTCATTCGGCTGGCGGATTATCGCGACATCCTTTAATAACACCGTGCCATTAGACAAGCGCAGGCGGACCGCGTATTGCCTGCCCGCCGCGGTTTTAACTGGTTCGTCAACGCGGATACCGGTATAGCGGCCCGTATCCTGTGACCATAGTATTTCGGTTATACGGCCCTGAACGGAACCGGTGAGGGCGAGATCGCCGGCATATTGAATCCGGTCGCCTTTGTTACACAACAAATATTCAATATCAACCTCAATGGTGTGGATGAACGGCCGGTTTTTCAGACAGGCGTAGTTATACATCCCGATACGCCGGACCTGGACGGAATTGGTAATGCCCCAGAGGTCGATCTTTTGGATTGTTTCCGGCGATTTGTTAGCGGGTTTATTTCCATCCGGCGTATGATAAACGGAAAGCTCGGCCTGGGCGTAACCGGATTCCTCGCCGATGTACCGCAGTGAGATGGCGTCGGGAATGTCGGCATTGAACATGGCGACGGAGTAGTTTTTGGTATTTTTGGGGGTAAACAACTGTACCGGGGACGGGCGCGCAACGTCCTGCACTACGGAGATTTTGGAATCAATGCGGAGGACCTCGGCGCGGGAAGTGCCGCCGATCATCCGCAGGAGTTCGGCCATGGTGACGGACTCGGACAGGTAGGCGTCGCAAAAATACTCATGTTCCGCGCACCACCGGTAAAATGTTTCAAGCGCTGCCCAGTCGATATCATCCGGATTGACTCTCTGCTGGGCGGCGTGCCCGCGCAGGGCGTACAGGAGCATGGCGGCGGGATTGCGGGTAGCGGCGGTAGAAAGCCAGTATAACTCTCCGCTGCCGGCATGACCGCCGCCTGAATATACCGGCAGTTTTGACGTGGCGATGTAGTTAAAACTGTCGACCACGCCGCTGACTTTGGCGGTCGCCATGACCCGCAGGGCAATAATCGTCAGGTTTTCCCGGCGTTCGGCGAGTATCGGGCTGACTGATTTTGTTGAGCGGATAGAACCAATATACACCTGGTCGATAATTTTGCTGTCGGTTGAGTCGGGGGTTATCCGCTCAATTTTTATTTTGTATTTACCGGGCTCAAGGCCTTTTTTAGTAATCTGGCACCGTTTGGTTTTGAGCTCCGCGCCGGAAAGGGTGTTAGTATTATTATTAAAAAATCCAAGGGACTCATAGGGGGAATTGTCATAGGCGTTTTTATAGGAAACTTTAACCTCGACCTCTGTGGATTCCAGATCTCCGTTATTGTTATATTTACCCAATCCGCTATAGAAGAAAATATCCACGTTGATTTTGTCGGTGTTATCCGGCGTGTCGCGGATGATTTCGCCGGAGATTTTATTACCATCGCCGTCCTCGACTTCATGTTTTAATTCCGCGTTGATCATGTCCTCATGGACGCAATAGGGGTACAGAGGAGATTCTTTGCCGTTTTGGAATATTTCCAGCCTGACCAGCGGATCCGCGCCGGCAAGAATTTGGGTGATATTTTTGGTATGCGACAGATCAACCAGCGGCGTGTCGCCAAGTTTGAAACTGTCAAGGTCAATTACGCAGTCCTTATAACCGCCGCAGAAAAGCTGGGTAAAATATTGGGAATTGCCGATTATTTCGGTGTGAGGGTTGGCGGCGAGGTCGGGATAGATCCGGTGGCGCCCAAAGAGGACGGGTATTCTGCCGTGGGGGCGTGATTGGTTTTTCCCGCCGCGGATTGAAAGATCATTGTCCGGTTTCTCACGGTCCTTCATGGAAGGGATGTTGATGTTCATTAAGGCCGCGCCGCCGGCAAGCATGCCGATACCGGCGCCGACAAGCATGACGCCAAACGATGCGCCGACTCCCGTCCATGATGTTGCTACCCCTACGATGATACCCAAAGCTATCAACGCGGCGCCGCCAAGCTTCATTCCCGTCCCGGTATTTTGCGGACTGCCGTAGGGTACGAACTTAATCCACAGGGTGTCGCCGTCGTTTGCCATTATCGAAAAATCTTTAACAATCTCGCCGTTGCGGCAGACCCGCGCCTGTGAAAGCGGGAAGCCTGCGTTAAGCTCCCGGATAATGTCCGCGACAGGTTTTGGGTTGGCGGTGAGTTTTGTCCGGCCCGATCGCAGCGGGTGCAGTTCGGCGATAATATTAACCGACATGGTAATACCCCTCGATGCGGCCCCGCAGGCCGGGATGCGTCGCCCGCTGGCAGACCGACCCGGTTTTTATACCGGTGTGCAGGATGTAACCGCCGCCGGCGACGATGCCGAGGTGGCAGGGATGCCCCTGTTCGGTTATCACCACGACGGCCCGTTCCCGCGGCCCCGTTAATTTTTCCGCGGCGAGCACCGGCCGCATATCGGCAAAGAGCCGCGCTGTTTCAGCGATGTTAAGCGCGTTTTCGTAATCGTCAGATAATTCCGGCAGCCCAACTCCGTATTCTTTACCCAGTACGAGCCGGACCAGCCCGTAGCAGTCGCAGCCTTCCGCCGTTCTGCCATTGGAAACAAAGGGAATACCGATATAGTTTTTTACCCATGCGTACATCATCAATAAAACATCCCCTGAAAATCTTCCGGCGTGTAAGTATCTTTGGGAAACTTGCGGTCGATAAGGTAGAAGTCGTAAACTTCACCCTCAATGGTTTCCTTGGTCGCCTTCACGTTGCGCATCCGGTATTTCAGCGGCCCGCGCTCGTATACGTCCGGCGTATCGGCCATGATGACGCAGACGGTAACCGTTACATCTTGCCCTACGGCCTGTTTAATGGTTTGGAAAATCGCGAGGTCGATATTGTCGATGGCGAGGCGGCAGGGCCGCGGGGCGTTATCAGTTTGTTCCGGCAGGATAAGAGAAAAACCCGCGGCAAAAAATTCGCTGCCCCGTGATGTGATGTTTTGGTTATTATCAACAAAGCGCAGTACCACGCCGCCGGATGTCCCAACAGTAAGAAGGTGGAGAAAAACCTTTTCGGTTTCGGGGGCGGTAACGGCGGCGGCGGCGGCTTGAGATACGCGGCTCATGACATCCGCTCCAGCGGCAGAGTAACTTCAAAGAGGCCGTCACGGGCGGCGGCAGTATAAATGGCGGTAAAGCGGAACTCGGCGGTGTCAAGGCTTATCGGATCGGTAAAATTAAACCGCAATACGCCGTCGGCCAGCACGGTATGGTAAAATTGTTTGAAAATTTCAAACTGTTCCGCGCTGAATATCTGTGTACCGGAAAATATTTTCGTACTTGCGGTATAGCGCCTCCGGGCTTTTTTCGGTCCCGCGTCCATGGCGGTACAGATAACGTTATTCTGCGGCTGCATGGAAAGTCCCGCCAGCATTAGAGTTGCCGGCAGTTGGGCCGGCCAGGTTATGCTTGCCATTTACACCCCCGGCGCCCGCAAGCCGTAACGGCTGTTCATAACGCGATCGGCTTTACCTGAAGCTATGTGTTTATCAATCAGGCCGCCGACAGTAATTTCCAGCTGCCGTGATCCATCCGGCGCGACCGTTTCTTCAGTTTGTACTTCGGCGCCGGTATTATTAATAATGGTGACTGTTACATTCGCCCCACCTCCGTTTGCCGCCGTAACACCAAGGTCGCCGTTTGCCATGCGTTTAAGCGGCACTATCGCCTCCGGTCCCGCCTCGCCCATCAGGCCGGTTCCGCGGGCGAACGCAAACAGCGTCGGCTTCTGTACGATCTGGTTGGTGAAGGTTTCCCCGTGGGCAAAGGCATGAATACCGTCCGCGTCAAATATATTGCCGTGAGCGTTAGCCTGGGCGGCGGCTTGTTCCGATTCGATTCTGCCGTTGACATAGCCTTTAATCATCGCCGTTGATCCCGCCGCGGCGATAAAGCCCAGCCCCAGCGGCCACTGGCCCTGGGATATAAGCTGCAGCCCCGCCTGCAAAAACAGGTTGGGCAGGGCGTTGAGAATTTCCATGTGCATGGCGACCAGCGCTTCGCGCATCGCGTCGCCGGCATTGGCCCCCTTGCCCAGCGCGCTGCCCAGCGTTTCTATGCCGGTCAGGGTCGCGCCCGCGCCCAGGTTGACCAGTGATTCTCTGATGCCTTCGAGCGTTTTCTCCAGCTCTTTAGCCTGTTTAGTTTTGTCACGTAGATCAAACTGTTGGCTGAAAGCGGTTAACTGGTCTAAAGTCGCCCCCGTGGCGGCGAAGGTTTCCATAGCCAGTTCTTTTTCTGTCATGGTTAATTCTTTTATCTGCCGGTCATACTCGGCTATAATTTCCGTTCGCCGGAATTCGCCGGTAAGATTGGCAATCTCCGCGGCCTGTTCAGGCAGGGCTTTATTTGCGACAGCCGTATCATGCGCGAGCTGGACTTCCGATTTTCCGAAATCGGCGATTTTTTGCCGCAGCTCGTCAATTTTCTGCGTGTATTCTTTTTGTGCGGCGGCGGCTTTCATGGTGTCCTCCGCCGTTTTGATCTCCGGCGTCAGGCGCTTGTATTCGGCGATAAGCTGCTTTACCGGCTCGCTTGCCGCTTCAAATGACCGATCAATGTCGGCGGGATTGATGGAAAACATTTCAACCAGGGCTTTTTGAATTTCCCCCTGGCGGTCCCGCAGCGAGCCGGCGATATCGAATTCTTCGCCTAATGCGGTAAACACGGTTTTGCCCGCTTCAAAAGACCGGCTGAATTCGGCAATATACAACTCCGCCGCCTGCGCGCCTGAATCCCCGAAAGAAGCGGGATCGATTTTGGTTATTTCGCCGTACCAGTCCTGCCAGCGTTTTTTTATTGCTTCAGGCGGCGTATCAAGGCTTGTGGTGTCAACGGATAACTTGACGGGAATTTCAATATCCATAAAATCACCCGCAAGCGTGTATTTTTTATTAACAGGCGCCAAAGCCTTGTTAATTTCATTTTGTAATTCATATATTTTATTCAGATATAATTGCTGCCCGTCAATTACCTGTGCCAGACTTTTATTGTATTCTTCAAGATATTCATCGGAATAGTATCCTCTTGAGTTTTCCAGTTGATCAAGCGCGGCGTTTATTTTTGCCAATTCGCCTTGGTATATTTTTAATTCCTTAATGTGTTTTTTTTCTCCGTCCATTACCCGCTGGGCGTTTGCGGCCTCTTGCGCCGCCGCCGCTTCTTTTACTGTAGTTGCATTGGCTTTAATTTGTTTAGACAATTCAGGATATAATTTTATGAGTTCGCGCGTTGTTTTTTCATCAAGGGTTTTAGCGTCATTGCTGCCCGCATAAGTTTCAAGCAGACCTTTTGCCGCTTCATTGGTTTTCTTAATTTCATTTTGCAGGTCCTCATAAGCGTGCGCCTGTTTGTTAATAACGCCCGCGATTATGCCGGCGACCGCTATAGTCCCGCCGATTGCCAGTATATATGGATTGGCTGCGGCAACGGTCATGGCGGCGGTCACTCCTTTAATTGCCGCGATAGCCGGACCCGAAATGGCGACTACTCCGCCCATGCCGAGAACGAACCGCTTGGTTCCCTCATCCATGTCGGTAATGCCCCGGAGAATCGAACTTGCGCCATCCAATAAATCAGTTGCCATAGGCAGCATCAATTCACCAAAAGAAGCGAGCGCCTGTTTCGCGTCATTCGAGGCGGTTTTGAATTTCTCCAGAGTCGTGCCGGAGAGTTCGTTCATCATGCCGGCGAACTGGCCGCCCGGGCCGGTCATCGACCGGAAAGCCTTCTCCAGATCGGAAAAGCCTATTTTGCCCTGGGCCGCCATCTGGCGCACACCGTCTTCGGATGTCTTTAATTCTTTCGCCAGTTGTTTGAGGATTGGAATGCCCTGTTGCTGGAGGCTTACCAGGTCGCGGGTTGTCAGTTTTCCCTGGGCGCGCGCGTGCTCAAATGCGCCGGATACGGTTCCAAAAGACTTACCGGTTCCCGCGGCCACGTCGCCGAGCATCTGGATAGTTTGAGTGGCGTACGCGGTATCATGCCCCATGTTCACCATCGCCCGGCCAAGATCAAACACCTCGTCAGTAGAAAGGCCGGGGGAAGCGCCGAGCCTGCGCCATTCCTCAAATACGGCGGACGCTTCATCGGCGGAGCCGAGCATATTTTTCAGGGATAGTTTTAATTTTTCATTCTCGCCGGCAAACTTGACCGCCGCGATTCCGGCGCCGCCGATAGCCGCCGAGACGAGCACCGACTTTTTTGAAACGGAATCAAGCGTGTCGCCGAGGGATTGTGTTTTCTGTTTCGTACCGTCAACGCTTCCGCCAAGCTTCTTAAAATTCTCAATAGCCTGGGCGACTTCCGCCTCGACCAGTACCCGTAGTTCGTCCGTTACCTGCATTATTCTTCCGATCCCTTTCTTTCAACAAATCAAACTCGGTGTCAAAAATCTCAACCATCTCCACCAGCCCGGCCGGTTCGTTGATCCAGTCGGGGCCGTGCGGCCAGCCGTACCGTTTTATTTTTACCCACAGGTTATAGGCTGTATAAAATTCAGGGGCGAGGTATTTTTTTACCTCACCCTGTCGTATAACCCGGTCACGGAGCAGAATTCTTTCCCGCGCAAACTCCGGCCTTAACTCTTGTTCGTGCCACCCGTCCCAGAGGAGGCCGAGTCCGGTTTGGAGATTTTTTTTTGCGTGCCAGATATGCGCTCGGCGCAGACTTCGGTACAGATGTCCCTTACCAGCGGGAACATTCCGGCGAAACTTGCCTCCGCCAGTTCCTTTCCGCTGGTTATTGTTTTAGTTTCATTCGGATTATCCGCGTCTTCGACCGTCAAATTTTTAATGCACCCGACATGGTTGCGGAGAATCTTCGGTACGTTATATCTGAAAACGCTTCTGTCCTCGTCATCCTTGTGGTTTTTCTGCGCGATTTCCAGCGACAGCAGCGTCCCGAAGTCCTCGGCGGTAGGCCGTGTAATTTCCACCGACAGCCGCTCGGCTTCCGGCAGATCAAGGTTGCCGTTGACATCGGGATAAAAAACATAACTTTTAAGCGCGGTAAACTTCATTGTCAGGCCTCCTATTCGTCACCATCAAGCGGATTGGCGGCGGGAATTTCGCCTTCAGGAATAGTGCGGTAGATAATGGCGGGCCGGCTCTTACCGTCAACTTTATAGTTGAAATTGAACGGGACCGCGCCGTCGATAGGTTTGTCCATCTGGAAACTTTCCACGATAACGGGAAAGTACCGCCACATTTCCGTTTCGCCCGGAGTCCGCGATTCGCGATAAGAAATCATGAGGTGATGAACCCGCGAACCGGACGCGCTTACCGAAACATGGCCGCTGCCGTCCTGAACATTGACCTGGCTGAACTCGTTAGCCAAAAGCCGCTGTTCCTCGCTGTCAACATCCACCAGGCCGTTAATGCTGCCGCTCTGTTCCTTGAACGCGGACGGTTCAAACGCCCGCGCCCCCGTTTCCACATCGAGTTGGGTAGACACGTCAATCGCCTGACCCTGCGCGGCGGCTGACACGTCTGTGGTGAACGACAGTTTTTTGAGCGTCATGGGGATAAGCGCGTCGCCCGTTGCCAGTTTCTGCCCGGCTTCGGCCCAGTACACGTCACCCTCCCGCAGGTCACGGTCGTTTTCACGCTTCGGGTCTTTTTGCGGGATACCGCTCCCGTCTGCGCCGCGGCTCTTTATTTTGTACCAGCCGCTTTTGGTCAGCTTTACATCCGGGCCGCCCGTAACGGCGGTTCCGAATTGTACGCCGTACAGATAACCCTCTTTTCCGGTCGGTCTCATAATCCCTCCTATGGGCCGTCCTGTGGACTTGGCCCTATAATATGCGCCGGATACGCGACGGTTACCTCCCACGATTCCACGTACCGTACCGGCATTGATGACTCTTCTTGATCAGGATACTCGAAGCGTCCGGCGTTCAGCCGTTTCCAGCACGCTTTCAGAGAATAGGCTTTATCCGCCTTGACGGTGATCTGCATCGGGCTGTCGCTTAACGTGACCAGTTTGCGTAATGCGCGAATCGTATCGTTTACCCACTGGAGATGAGTCCCGCCACTGGAGAATACCGCGTTGAAGGTAATCCGCTCCCAGCCCAGCTTTCCTTTTTCGGGATTCTGGTTGTCGATGCCGGCGGGTTCTATTCCCGCCAGATGCAGTTCTATCCGCGGGCGGCTTGCCGTCGCGGTTTGCGGTGCGATAACCGCTTCCAGCCCCAGATTACGGATGCCCTCCTGCAGGGCGTTAATAATTTTTTCCACGTTATTTTTTTCCTCCCAGAGCATTCATTACGCCGTCTTGCATAAGCTTTACCAAATACGCTTCGTCTTTATCGTCGATGTATAAGAATGGCCGTGGTGGAATCTTTACTGAATTTTTTATTATGAATAAAATAAATTCCTCCCCCCGTTTGCCGCGTTTTCCGCTTTTGAGTTCTCTGCCTTTTTTATACATGAAAAAAGCCTTGCCCGCTTTGTACCCGGCATAGCCGTCCGCCTTCATAGCCGCTATGAGTTTACCGGGCGTCCATGTGTTATAGTGGCGCATCATTTTTCTGGTTTTCGCGCTTGCCGGTATCCACAATTCCTTGGCGTTCTTGGGCGTTATCGTTCCGCCTTCCTGCTGAATTCTCGCGTACGCCAGATTAGTACTCGCGTCCGCCCACAAATCGCCGGAATGCGGGGCGATGCTTTGCGCCAGCTCGCCGCGGTCGCGCAAGGTTTGGCTGCCCTGCTTCACTTCCT